ACGGCTATTCGCCGAGAATGGCATGAAGCGCTTATTCAAAGGGCTATTAAAATTAATCATCCGTCACCAAGACCAGCCGCGCATGGTGCGCCTGCGGGGCAAATGGGTCCAGATTGATCCAAAGTATTGGGACGCGGATATGGACGTGCAGGTAAATGTGGCGCTTGGTCACGGTACCGACAACGACAAAATGCAATTCCTAATGATGGTGGCGCAGAAGCAAGAGCAAGTCATGCAGACCCTCGGCCCATCAAACCCGCTTGTGGATGTCAGCCAATACCGCAACACATTAGCGCAGATTTGTACCCTTGCAGGGTTCAAGGATGCGAGCCGGTACTTCAAGCCGGTGGATATGCAAGCTGTGCAAGCGATGATGCAACAGCAACAGCAGAATCAACCACCTGATCCGAACATGATGCTTGTGCAAATTGAGCAACAAAAGGTTCAGAGTAAAACGCAGCTTGATGCCGCCAAACTTCAGTTGGATGCGCAAGACTCAATGCGCAAGAACCAGTTGGACCAGCAAAAGATGCACTTGGACGCAATGGTGCGCATGGCTGATATTGAAGGTAAGTATGGTACGCAGACCAACATCGCCCACGTTGAAGCCATGATCGCCCGCGATCAGGAATTAGCAAAGGCGCAGATTGCCGCCGATTCGGTCAATCATGGTCAGTTAGTTCAGGCGCTCTCTGCACCAATGGGGCCACCTAATGCTTGAACATGATCTACTTATTCAGGCGCAAGCCTTTGCGAGCTCCGACGCGGTTACTGAACTCCTTAACCGGCTTGAACAAAAATTCACCGAAGACTGGAAAGCAACCGTGCCGGTGGGCGGGGAAACGCGGGAGCATTGCTACCGTATGGTCCTCGCCGTCAACGCTTTGCGTGCGGAAATGAAAAACGTCGCGCAAAGCACGAAAATTAACGATTGGAACCGCCGCTTGCGCGGAACGTAACTTTAAGGTAAAAAACAATGACCGATACGGCCATCACAGCCACCGGCCTCACAGGCGCAGCCAATTCATTCGAAGCGATGCTTGCCGGGGGAAACCCCGATCTCAACGCGCCAGAATACACGGAAGCGCCTACTGAAGCCCCTGCCCAAGAAGCAGAGGCGTTTGAAGGTGAAATCAATGCGGATGAGACGGCTGACGCGCAAGCGGAAGTTGCCGCGGACGATAACACCGCCGCTGAAGATGATAGCGCTGAGACTGAAGCGCCAGAAGTCCAGCTAGTCACCGTTGTTATAAACGGCAAGGCAGAGCAGATTCCACTGGATGAAGCAGTCAAAGGGTATCAGAGGCAAGCGGATTATTCGCGAAAAACTGCTGCATTATCTGACGAGCGTAAAGGCTTCGAAACAGAGCGGCAGATGGTAACACAGGAACGTGCGCAGTACGCCCAACTCCTTGGTGCGCTCCAGCAGCAGTTGCAAGCCGCAGCCGCGCAGGAGCCAGATTGGCAGAGGCTCTACGACACCGATCCTTTGGAATATGTGCGTCAAAAAGACGTCTGGCGTGAGCGGCAAGACAAGCTGGCAGCAGCACAGTTTGAGTCGCAGCGATTGACGGTTATGCAAGCGCAGGAACAGCAGAATTATTTAGCCAAGTTGGTACAAGAGAACCGTGCAAAACTCACGGAAGCTATTCCTTCTTGGAAAGATACAAAAAAATGGGAAGCGGATCGTCCCAAGTTGCTCGAATACGGCCAGAAGCTAGGCTTCACCGCCGAGGAACTTAACCAGACGTATGATTCCCGTGCCGTAGTGGCTTTGTATAAAGCCATGCAATTTGACGCTCTTAACGCTAATCGGCCACAACCGGTTACAAACAAAGGGCCGAAAAGCGCACCTGCGGGGTCTGCTTCTAACGCGCCTAAGACCGCATCCGAAGTTACCAAAGCGAAGCAACGTCTCGCACAAACCGGGAAAATCGGCGACGCCGCTTCTCTCTTTGAGGCTTTTTTGGATTAACGGAAGGTGACTAATTATGGCTATCGCAACTAATACCATTACCCGCTATGACGGGTATCGTGCCGTCCGCGAAGACCTTGCGAACGTGATCTATAACATTTCGCCAGTTGACGTGCCCTTCATGTCAAACACTGGTCGTGAAAACGTAAAAAACACTTACTACGAGTGGCAGACGGATAACCTTGCTGCGGCTTCAACCTCGAACGCCCAGCTCGAAGGTAACGACTACAACGGCACGGCTACGGCTCGTACCGCCACGCAGCGTGTTGGTAACTACACGCAGATCAGCTCCAAGATCATCGAAACTTCGGGTACCCTCGAAGCCGTTGATAAGGCTGGTATGCGTTCTTATCTTGCTTACGAACTTGCTAAGGCTGCTTCCGAACTCAAGCGCGATATGGAATCGACCCTTACGTCGAACTCCGTTGCGGTTGCAGGCGGTAACACCACGGCTCGTACGACGGCAGGCTTTGGCTCATGGATCATTACTAACTCGTACTCCGGCGCTGGCACGCTTGCCGCCGCTCCAGTTATGTCTGGTGGCGCTGGTTCGCTCGACGGTTACCCAACAACCGCTTCGGTCGCTGGTACCGCACGGGCGTTCACAGAAACCTTGCTCAAGACCGCCGTACAAGGCGTCTGGACACAGGGTGGTGATCCAAAGGTGCTCATGGTCGGCCCGTACAACAAGACCGTTGTATCCGGCTTCACCGGCATCGCAACGCGCTTCCGCGACGTACCTGCTGGTTCGCAGGCTGAAATCATCGGCGCAGCCGACGTATACGTTTCCGACTTCGGTACCGTAAACGTCGTGCCTAACCGCTTCCAGCCTGAATCCACCGCTTACGTCATGGACCCTGAGTACGCCTCGTGCGCTTATCTCCGCAACTTCCGCACGGAAGTTCTGGCAAAGACGGGCGATGCTGAAAAGCGTATGATTATCGTGGAATACGGCCTCAAGGTTCGTCAGCAGAAGTCACACGCTGCTGTTCGCGATCTTACGACCTCGTAATCTCTAACAGGGGGCGGTGTCAAAGCCGCCCCCACTATTTCTGGGTTCCTATGAAAAAACTTCTTGATATTGACCCCAATACCGGCATCCGCCACATTTTCAATTATGACGACGCGACGGATGAGGCGACAATCACTGCGGAACAAGACGTCAGTGACATTATCGAATCCAACAAACGTGCGTATAATGACGCACCTGATAGGCATGGGGAATGGTCGCGAGTAGCCCAAATTCCGATGGTTATTTATATGGACTTAAAGAAAAAAGGCATCTTAGACGATCAAGTTGCCTTGAAACGCTGGTTAAACGATCCCGACAACAAGTTTTTCCGAACAAAATCCGGGACCGTCTAATGAAAGTTGCTATTTGCGTACCGAGCCGTGACATGGTTCACGCAGCTTTTGCCTTCGATCTTGCCAACCTTTCGGCAGGGTGGAAAGGCGGGCAACTGCGACTGCTAAACAGCACGGGGACGCTGATAGCGGACCAAAGAATGAATTTGGCGAAGGAAGCAGTTGATTCTAAAGCCGATTGGACGCTTTGGTTAGATACCGATATGCGGTTTCCGGCGGACACATTAGCGCGTCTTTTAGCGCATGATAAGCAGATTGTAGGGGCAAACTATTCGACCCGCACTTTGCCACCTGAACCCACCGCAACGGTATTTGTGGACGGTGCTTGGGAAAAAGTTTATACATATCCTACTTCAGAAGGGTTGGAGCAGGTAGATTTCTTAGGCTTTGGTGTCACCCTAGTGCACACAGATGTATTTAAGGAAATGGAAGCCCCTTGGTTTCATCTTGGGTACTCCAATGTAAATAACCGGTTCATTGGCGAAGATATGTACTTCTGTCTAAAAGCCGGTGATCGAAAAGTGCCTAGTTTTATCGATCATGATTTATCGAAAGAAGTGCGGCATATAGGAAGTTTTGAATTTCGGCACGAACATATTATAATGCCGTAAACGGAGACGCGAAATGGCTATCACAAGTTATACCTCACTTCAGCAAGCGGTTTCGGACTGGTTGAACCGTGCTGACCTTGCTCAGCAAATCCCAGATTTCATTACGCTTGCCGAATCGACATTGAATAAATCAATTCGCTCGACGTTTATGGTACAAACCACCGCATTGAGCGTTTCTGCAAATGCGCAAAAAGTTGCGACCCCGACCGACATGCTTGAACCAATTTACTTGCAAGTTACAAGCACGACGTCCGCGCCGTTAGAACAAGTTACCCCACAACAGCTCATTACATTACGCCGCGCCCGTCTTCGCAACGCTGCAACCCCTGCGTTTTTCGCGGTCATGGGCCGGAACTTTGAATTTGTTCCGATTCCGAGTTCAACCACATCGGTTGATTGCACGTATTATCAGAAAATACCCGCACTTGCGTCGAACTCGACCAATTGGCTGCTAACCAACTTTCCTGATCTTTATCTTTATACGGCGCTTATGCACGCTGCGCCGTTTCTTAAAGACGATGCTCGCACGCAGTTGTTCAATTCGATGCTTTCGCAGCAAATCTCGCAAGCCGTACAGCAGAACGACCTTGTGTCGATGGACGGATTAAAAGTCG